AGAAATGGCCCAACAAAGTTACCCCTTTGAAAATGTTGATGTCACAGAGAGTCAATTTAGCAAGTGGGCCAGACACATTGGCGAGGGTGTCAACGGTGGACCCGACACCACAGCGCTCTTGGTCACTGGTGATGACTCTGGTTTACAGGTTCGCATTGCGGCTGGTGAGGCCATGGTTCGTGGTCACTATTACATAAACACCAGCCAGGCAACCCTGACCCTAGACACCGCTGGCACGGACACCAGAATTGATGGCGTGGTTGTGGAGCTAGACCCAGCGGCCAACACCATTGTGCTGAAAATAATTCAAGGCACAGCCGTGGTAAGCAACCCAGTGCCACCAACGCCAACCCAGACTGATACTGGAATCTATCAAATTCTTATTGCGCTAGTAACAATCCCCTCTGAGGCCACCAGCATTGTGTCTAGTGATGTCACAGACAGGCGCACTTACATCATTGCATCACAGCAAGCACTTCACCCTTTCCTAATGATCGGAGCATAAAAAATGGCAACCACCTATAAGGTATTGGGCCAAGTAAACCCAACCGACACAAACAACGCAAACCTGTACACGGTACCGAGCGGCACTTCAACGGTAATTAGCACCTTGGTTATTACTAATGTAACTGCAACGGTGGCAGTGGCTAGGGTCTATGTTCGCCAAGCGGCGGCCTCAGCGACCACTGGAAACGCTATTGCTTATGATGTCAGCGTTCCAGCTAACTCTTTGAACACCTTTACCCTTGGCATCACTATGGGGGCAACTGATGTTTTTACGGTTCACTCAGCCACGGCAGATGCTCTGGCTTTCCACCTATTCGGAAGCGAGATAAACTAATGGGCGTTTCAAGTTTCCCACCTGTATCGGGTGGCGGCGGCGGCGGCGAAATTGTTTTCCTTGTTAATCCAAGCACAGTGACAAACATTGACTTTTCTGCCTTTGAGACGGGAAAAACCTATAATGCAAAAACCACCACAGGCGAAGTTACTGTTCTTCTTGTTGATTCCTCTGATGAACTTATTGAGTCTGTGACTTTCAATGATGTCAGTTCTTATTTAGTTTTTCCTGCTGAAACTAGCAAGGTCTTTATTGAAAACGAAAGCGCCACCTTAGTGGAATTAGGATTTGAACTCATAAATTCTGGAAATGAAATCACTTCCGTTACATACCAAGTCTTAACTTCAACCCAATCAGTTATTTTAGAGATGGATTACGATGCTTATGTTATCGGCGGCGGCGGCGGCGGCGGTGGGCTTAATGTAGATGATGGCGCTGGCGGCGGCGGCGGTTCGGGGTACTATTCAACTGGCGTTGTTACAGCGGGAACTTACACAGCAACCATTGGGGCTGGCGGAAATGGATTCTCCAACGGTAACGGTGGTGAGGGCGGCGCTTCTTCGATAGGTTCACTCACCGCTAATGGTGGACTCGGTGGCAATAAGGTCAGTTCAAACCTTAATGGCGGCGATGGCGGCGATGGTGGTTCTGGTGGTGGTGGTGGCGTATCTGCAAACGCTACCCTTACAAGCAACAATAATTCAGGCTTTCAAGGTTCAGACGGTTCTACTGGTCAAACTAATGCTGGAACGCCTGGGGCAGGCGGAACTGGCTCTGGGGTTTCATTGCCAAGTTCCGTTAGTGTCATTATTAGTTCATTTACAGTTGCAACCCTACTTCAGCCAGCCCTAACTGGCGTTTCTACTAACGGGGGGGTAGGTCTAGGCGGCGGTGTCTACGCTGGCGGCGGCGGTGGCGGCATAGGCGAAACCGGTGGTAACGGAGTTTCTTCAACTAATGTCGGCGGCGGCGGTGGCGGCGCAGGAGGCTACACAGGAGCTGGCAATAGCCTACGAGGCGGCGATGGCAAAAGTGGCATTATTATTTTGATAGAAAGGTCTTGACATGAAAGTTGCAATTTTGGAAAACCAAGTTGTTATCAACATTATTGAAGATACACTGGGGGTTTCGCAAAAACTTTTTGACCACACAGCTCTTCAAACAAATGAATCAAACCCAGCTTGGATTGGGGCTAGGTACAACGGCGTGAAGTTTGAAGCAATCCAGATTTATAATAGCTGGGCTTGGAATGAAGAAGCTTTTGATTACAAACCACCGACTCCAATGCCTGACGATGGCAAGCCTTACTACTGGAACGAGTCTGAGCTGGCGTGGGTTGAAATAATCCCACCAGAGCCAGATGAAACCCCTGAGTAATGGAATCCCCAGAGCCTCACGCTAGGGTCACTCTCCAAATGCTCTATGGCAAGCAGCTGGAAAATGAACGCCTACTAATTCAACTCACAGCCAAGCTTGGCTACTTGGACACGGTTCCTGAGCGGGTTGCTCAGCTAGAAATTCAGCAAGCCAAAAACGCTTGGATTGAAAAGATAGCTTGGGCCGCTTTAGTCGGTGCAGTGCTGGGAATTGTCAATCAACTGACGGGAACATTATGAACAAATACAAGCCAAAGAAACGGAAAGGCTAATGACTAAAAAGAAAAACACCCCTAATGCTGAGTTCAGGGATTGGGACTTTGTGCCTGCTGATGAATTTTTGCCGCCGCAAAAAGAATCTACCCACATCATGGCTGAGCGTGAAAACATCCTGACCGTTGCCCAGCTACACCTCCCAGAGGGGATGACCAGGCACGAATACGCCCTCCAGCTAATGAAGCTCAACACTTCATTTGCCGTGGGTAGGACCATCAACCTTGTCTAGGTGGCAGCACCCATTCCCCGAGAGCACGATCACCAGCCGCTTTGGCGTGACCGTCAGGCGCACTAACCCGCACAGGGGGACTGACTATGCACCTGGAGCTAATGCGCTCATTCCAGCCGTCACTGACGGGGAGTGCGTATCTGTCCAGTGGTCTGATGTTCTTGGCTGGGTGATGATTCAGGCGGCATCAACTGGGATTCATTACATTGGTTATTGTCACCTGTCTTGCAACGCTCATGGCATAAATTGTCAAGGGTCATCACAGCACACTGACGGCTCAACCTGTATGGTCAGACTGGCCCCAGGTCACATGCTAAAAAAAGGTGACCCAGCTGGGCGAATCGGGAACACAGGATCGGCAAGCCGTGGCGCACATTTGCACATTACGCTGAGCACATCCCTCAAGGGTGTGTTTTATGGCAAGGTGTATGACATAGCCAAATTCATCAACAAACAGCTGAAAAAGAAACCAGAGGTGTGCTCATGTTGCAAAAGGCCACTCTAAAAAAGCTAGGATTGACAGCCATTGATGGCATGTTTTTTCTCGGCGGCGAGGTCAAGACCGAAACCGATAACTGGAAGTTCAGACGGCGGCTAATTTACGGCGCTTACAGGCTGGCAGTTGCCATCATTCTGTTTGGGGCTCTGACCTTTTTCTGGGACACAGGCGTGAGTAATAACCTGGTCACTGGCGGCATAGCTTTGCTGACAATAATTGTGACCGCCTACACAGCCTCAGCAACCTTTGAGGACATCAAGAGAAATAACAGACAGGACCTAGAACCATGAAGATTTTTACCTTAGAATTTTGGAGCTACGCTGGCGAGAGAGCCATCAAGACATTTGCACAGGCGGCGATTGCGGCCCTTGGAGCTGGAAGTGTTGGTCTATTTAGCATTGACTACGCTGGACTGATTAGCGTTTCAGCTGGTGCCGCTTTGCTATCAGTGCTAACATCAATCGTGGCTAAATCCAAAGCCTAAATAATTAATACCCCATCACCGTGTAATGGCGTGGTGGGGTTGTCTCTTACCCCAACAAAAAAGACCCCTAGCCAATCGCTGGGGGTCTTTTTTTTGTGCCTAAATTATAGTTTCCTTTTCAGCTTCACACGCTCTCTGTGTGTCAGCCCGCCCCAAAGCCCGTGGGCCTCATTGTTAGCCATGGCATACTCAAGGCATAGCCGCTGGACAGGGCATTTGGCACAGAGTTTTCTGGCCACATTGTAAGCGGCCCCTATTCCTGGGGTCTCAGGCGGAAACCATGCCTCAGGATCGCTATCACGGCATCCAGGAATCACCCTAGATTCCTCAATGGCTTCATTCAGTTGGTTCCAAAGGTCTCTAGAGTGGCGGGTCTCAAACATTCCAGCACCCTGGACACATCTGGTGCTCTGAGCGGCTAATGCTCCAGCCGTATTTCCAGCCAAGCTTCATCACCTCTGACATGCTCATAGGGATTTGTGTGGTTTGCTCCGTGAACATAGTGTGACACTTGGAACAGTTCATGTCCCAGATGCCCACATCATTTAGTTTGATCAATGTCTTGCCTTTCGTGTATGGTGAAATCATTACACATTGAAAGGACAACATGCAAATCCAAACAGCAAAGCACTTGGGGACCTTTGACAGCTCCCAACCAGAGTGGCACGAACTACGAAAGGGCAAGGTGGGCGGGTCCCTAGTTGGCACCATAGCGGGGCTAAATAAGTGGGAGTCACCCTATACGGCTTGGGCAAAGTTCTCAGGGCACATTCCTGATCATGTACCAGACAGCCCACCAATGGAATGGGGCCGCAGACTTGAGGGCGTAGTGCTGGACAAGTTCGCAGATGAACACCCAGAGCTAACTATTCAGCGTGATGTTGGAACATGGCAAAGCCTGGAGCACTCATTCCAGATTGCAAATGTTGATGGCTTGGCACAGGAAACTGACGGCACCCTCAGCGTGGTCGAAATCAAGACCGCAAAATACCCAGATGATTGGGCTGATGGTGTGCCTGATTATTACCTCACACAGGTTCAGTGGTACATGAGCACCCTTGGTCTGAAAAAGGCTTATGTGGCTGTTCTTATCGGCGGGTCTGACTATCGTGAGTTTGAGGTCAAGGCTGATGTGTTTCAGCAATCGGCAGACATGATGATGGTGGAGCAATTCCTGGAGTGTGTTGATGAAAACACGGCACCAGATTGGGATGGATCAACCAGCACCTATGAAAGCGTGAGGCGAATGAACCCAAACATTCAGGATTCACAGGTTGAGTTAGGTGATGTTGGTGTTGATCTGGCCGCCGCACTAGAGGCAGAATCTAAAGCCAAGGCTGTGGCGCTTGCACTCAAGAGTGAGGTTATTGATACTATGGGAAATGCAAAGCGTGGAATGGTCAACGGCCAGCACATGTTTAGTCGGCAATCCAGAGGGTCTGGAACGCCGTTTTTAGTGACTAAGAAAGGGAACTAATGAACCCCCAAGAACTAACCATTGGTGACTTGGTTGATTTGACAATCAAGCGCCCGAATAATGAGAACACTTACATTGTGGGAGAGGTCCAAGGTGTCAGGTCCGATTACTTTATGCCTGATCAAGTGGCAATCCTGGTTGGCGGCATAGACATTTGGCTCACCATAACTGACCAGATTGAAGTGAGGTTGGCTGATGTCTGATTACAAGGGACCGCTGGACTACATAGATGTAGCTTCACGCATTGTTGAGTTTCGTGAAAAGTTCCCAGACGGAAATCTGGGGCAAGTCAGCCTAGAGTTTTTATCTGACTTTGGTGGTAAGGATTGGGTGGTCTACACAGCCGCCGCATACCGATCACCTGAGGACACTAACCCTGGCATTGGAACAGCGTGGGAGCCCGTACCAGGGCCAACCAGATTCACTAGGGACTCAGAGGTCCAGAACGCTGAGACAGCCGCCTGGGGCAGGGCTATGGTTGCGGCGCTTGCCGTAGACACAAAAAAGGGCGTGGCATCCTCTGAGGAAATCCGAAATAGACAACCAGAAACCCGTGACTGGTTAGCAGAGGCAACCAAAGCTGAAACAGTTGAGGTGTTGCGTGATGTTTTCAATCAGGCCAGACAGGCCAAGGCACCCAAGGAAACACTGACAGCAATGACAGCTTTAGCGGATGCATTTACTGAGTAGGAACATACTGGTGGCCGCAATCAATGAAAAGAGAGAGCTGGTCCAATCGCTTTACCTCCAGGGATACCAGGATGAGGGTGAGGCGGAGTATAAAGAGCTAAAAAAATTAGGCATGAAATTGAGAGAGGTTATCAATGGAGACCCCGAAAGAGGTAATCAGGGAACTGGAGAAGATACGCAACCAGAGTGAGCAGGGCATTGCCTTACTTGCTGAGGCTGAAATCAAGTATCTAGAACTTGCAAGCTCCGCCGACAGAGTAGAGGCCACTGAGTTGCTAAGTGCTCAGGGCACGATTGTAGACCGCCAAGCGGTGGCAAAACTCAAGGCTATGGATGTCAGATTTGAAGCTGATCTGGCCAAAGTAGAACTGAACAGAATCAAGGCAAAGATTAGGCACCTAAGTGAGTCCCAGATGGCGGTTATGGCTGCTGGCAAATTGATTCAGATGGAGTGGAGGGGATGATGTTTTCTAAGTGGGTTCAAGCAAGGCGGGCGGCTAGGAAAGAGCGCCTAGTATTCGCAGAACTTCACAGAATGGCAATGGAGCAAGTGCAAGAGACCACCTACTGTGTGGATTGTGATGGTAACTGTGAAGTCTGCCAAAGCTACTTTGATGACTGTGACTGAAAAAGAGTTCAGAAAATACCTAGCAAGAGACAGCCATTGTCTCCACTGTGGTCTCCAGGATGACACCTTGGTCCCTCAGCACAGAGTAAACCGTGGTGCTGGGGGCTCAAAGGCCAAGCGCCTCTCTAACGCCTCAAACATTATTACCCTTTGCGCTTACTTCAATCACCTAATCGAAGCCTCCAGCGAGGCGGCAGTGACCGCTCAGCACTATGGCTGGAAGCTGAGGACCTGGCAAAACCCGCTGGAGGTTACAGTGTATGATTATGTTTCTGGTAACTGGTATTTGCTTTTAGATGACTTCACCAGGACAATAGGAAAACCCCCAGCAATTAGCCAGGGGTCTCCCGTAACATGAAAGGGTCAAATGAGGGACTAAGCCAACAAGTAACATCTAAATTGTAACATGAAATGACATGAAATGAGCCGCAAATGACTATCAAAATAATGAATGAGGTTTGGACCAGTTCCAAATCTGAGGGCAGAGCCAGGCTGGTGCTGTTAGCAATAGCAGACCAGCAAGGTGAGCTAGGTGCCTGGCCTTCAATCGCAACACTAGCCAAAAAAGCCAACGCCTCCCAGAGGTCAATCAAGCGTGACCTAGCTGAGCTTGAAAATCTGGGTGAGCTGATCATTGAGCGCCAAGCTGGTGAGGGCTTTGCCCAATACAAAACCAACCGCTATTGGGTCAACCTCCCAGGGGTGACAGATTGGGTAACAGGGGTGACAGATGGTGCAACGGGGGTGACAGCTCAGGTAAACGGGGGTGACAACTCAGGTAAATTGGGGGTGACAACCAGTGGCACGCAAACCCTTAGTAGAACCCTTAAAGAAACAGGGGGCAAAACAGCACCCAAACCAGTCAAGGAAAATGGGACCAGAATCTCTGATTCTTTCAAACCCTCTAAGCAATCCTGGGACCTCATGGCTGAGCACTTTCCTTGGGTTGATTTAAAGTTAGAGACCCACGCATTTATGGACCACTGGAACAGCACCACGAAAGCCGCCACAAAAAAGAACTGGGACCTCACCTGGAAAAACTGGATTAGGCAAGAGGCGAAATGGTCCAAGGGCAAGCAAGAGGCACCAGTCAAAAAGCATAAGTTCACAGGTGGCAACTAATGAATCCTGAAATCGCAATTCTTGGCAGCATTTTGCTATCGAAAGGACAGGCCCTAGATGAAATCAATCTGGTGCCAGAGGACTTCAATGACCTAAAGCTGGGCAGGGTCTATCAAGCGCTGTGCGACATGAGAAATAAACATCAGGCCATTGATGCCCTGACCGTTGCCGCTAAGCTTCCAAGCCATTCTGAGGATGTCCACGCTTGGCAACATGAGAGCATTACCGCTGTCAATGTCAGCTTTTATGCTCAGATTGTGCGTGACGAATCCATCAGGCGTGAGCTCAGAAACACAGGTCATAGCATTGTGGCCAGATCACCAGCTGAGGATTTGGATGCGGTGATTGATGAAGCCCGCCGCAATCTAGGAAAGCTTGCTGAAAGCAGGACCACTGGAAAAATTGAGTATGTCAGCCACCTAGCCCTAGGTCACTTGGAGGTTCTGGCCACCCCTAGGACCTACCTGAAAAGTCCTTGGGATGCACTCAACACCGCCATTGGTGGATTTCGCCCTGGCGCAATGTATGTGATCGGAGCCCGCCCTGGTGTGGGTAAGACCGTGGTTGGATTACAAGCCGCCTATCACCTCAGCAAAGAGGGCCCAGTGTCATTCCACAGCCTAGAAATGTCCAAGACAGAGCTACTGACCAGGATGTATGCAATGACCTCCAGCGTCTATCTAGGCAACCTAGAAAAAGGCAACCTGTCTGACTTTGATTGGAAAGCCCTGAACAAAGCCAAGGACGAACTTGGTGAGTCCAACTTGGCGATTGTTGATAAGGGCACACAGACCATCAACGACATTAGGGCACACGCTAGGACCCTCCAGCAAAACGGTGGACTCAGGGCCATTGTGATTGACTACTTGGGGCTGATCCATGACACCATTCCAGGCCGCAAAAGGTATGAATCAATCAGTGATTTTTCAATGAGCCTCAAGGCTTTGGCTAGAGACTTTGAGGTTCCTGTGATTGCACTTGCTCAGCTGAACAGGCAAAGTGAATCAAGGCAAGACAAAGCCCCAGCGCTATCTGACCTTAGAGACTCTGGAGCCATTGAGCAGGATGCTGATGTGGTGATTTTGCTTAGGCGTGAGAGGTCTGATAGTGATGCCGAGTTTGAGCAGACTAGAATGATTATGGATGTGGCAAAAAATCGCCACGGCATAACTGGTGAAATGGACCTAGTTTTCAACGGTGGTTGTGCTAGGGTCGAAAATCCTGGGCGCAAAGTCTAGGCACGGAATAATAAAGAGAGGCCGAAATGGCTAAAATACAGATTACAGATGGAACGGTTGAGCGATTGATCACGGACAAGGGAATCTTTGTCACCACATCATTCCAGGACAAACAAGGAACAGACCGCAAAGAGAAATTCACTATCTGGGAACAACCCGCTGGAATCAAGGTTGGCGCTATCGTCAATGTCAGCGGAAACCTGTCAGTGCGAGTTGAGGAATTTGAGGGCGATAACGGCCAAGTTCGTTATGCCGCAATTCATGTCAACAATCCAAAGATTGAAACAGTCGCTACTGAGGAAATGCCCTTTTAGATCATGGCTGCTCTAGCTTATACATTGGTGTTTGCCGTTTTTCTTGGCTTACTGGCCGCTGATGCAAGCAACATTTTCCTCCAAGGCGGGGCATACCTTTTGTGTGCGTGGCTTTTTGTGACTTCGATAGTCCTAGCTGTGAGGCAGGGGAAAAAATAACAACCAAGCAAAGCATGGAGCTCTGGGTTGGTGGGATAGAACCCGCCCCCCAGGGCTCTAAGCGTTATGTGGGCGGCAACCACGCCAGCGGTGGCAGGTTCATAGAGGCCAGCAAGAAACTAGCCCCATTCCGTGAGGGCATTGCCGCCGCCGTAAAAATCTACCTAGAGCAACATCCAGACTTCCAGATGTTCACTGAACCCGTAAAGGTCACAGCAACATTTGTCATGCCAAGGCCCAAGACAGTCAAGCGCCTCTGGCCATCCGTAGCCCCAGACTGCGACAAGCTCCAGCGCTCATTAGGGGATTCCATAAGCCTAGAAAAGTATGGCCAGCTGATGACTGATGATGCTTTGATTGTCCAATGGGAGGCCCAAAAGGTTTACGGGGAACCAGGTGAAATGGGTGTGCATTTCAGAATTGAACCCGCTGACATCCCTTGGCACCTTGGCTAGATCCGACACGCCCACTAAATAAAACTTGCACAATGATGCACCATTCATGCTAGGGTCTAATCAAGCGCACCACCAAGGCACATGAAAGGGCCCCAAAATGAAAGAGCAAACACTAAGCAACACCTACAGCCTAAAAGGACATCTGGAGTGGTTCACCGACAGAAATGCGAATCATGTCTACACCGCAATTTGCAACTGTAAGCCATGCGCTGGCAAGAACTGGGTCAAGATACCTACTAGGCAAATAGCACCGTTTGCAGTCAACCAAATGGGTTTGCCTGACATGATTTCAGTGGAGGATTTTGACGCTGTTATCCACGCCATTGTTCAGCTAAAGGGTTAGTCCTGTAATGACCAAAGACACCAGACAGTTCCTGTCACTGATCACACTAGGTCTAATCGGCCTAGTGCTGGTCCTCACAGAGTCACACCGTCACCTACTAGCTTGGGCATGGCCTTTTGCCATGTCCTTTTACAACACGCACATTGCGTTCTAAGAGAGGTAACCATGTTCACAGAGCTCAGGTATAAAATCGCAGACCGCCTGTTCACCACTGAGTTGGATGAAGCTTTCAACTCAGGCTACAGGCATGGCAAAAGCATCCAAGCCTCACAGCTGAGGGTAATGATGGAATACAAAAAAGACAGAGAGCGTGAGCTGGGAATGACCAAGACTCAAGCCCTTGGCTATGACCGCTGTTTGGAGGTTGTAAAAGATGCAATCAAGTAAGTCAGTCCCAGCAGATGTGGCCGCCCAGCATTATGTGGAGGGCTTAGAGCGTGGCAAGAACTCTGAGCGTGACAGAGTGCTCAGGATAATCTTGAGCGAACTCCAGACCACCGTGAACATTGCCCAGGCCAACGGCACCACCAAGACACGGGAACACGCCGCTGTTCAGGTGAAGCTGGGCCTACTTTATGAAATGGTGAAAAATTGAACACTATTTATACATGTGAGGGCTGTGGAACCAAGACAGCTGGACAAGATGCAGAGGAACTGTTCAACACTGGTTGGGACACGCCACCACGATTCAACTATCATGTCACCTGCCCAAACTGCACGATAGACAAGACAGCTTGGTTCAAGGCGGCTGTGGCGCAAAGAGAAATGTTTGGAGAGCAGAAGTGAATGACCCAGTGAATCACCCAGCGCACTACACCAGCCACCCCAGTGGCATTGAGGCCATCCAGGTGACTAGGCACATGAATTTCAACATTGGCAACGCCATGAAGTATCTGTGGAGAGCTGGCCTAAAGGATGACAGAATCCAGGACCTACAAAAGGCCCGTTTTTACATAAGTGATGAACTTGAGAGGCTCAGCAATGACTAGGGCCTGTGTCATAAGCCACAAAAGCCCCATGGAGGCCAATTATGGCTTGCTGTGTGCAATGTGTTATGACGGCCTTAGAAGTGCCCTCCAGGGGGCCCCAAATGCGTTACAGCATCTGAGGGAAATCTATGTGATGCGCTCGCCCATGGAACTGGATACACCCAAGCCGCTGAAAAAAGATCCACCAGCCCCTTTCAACCTTGATGCCTGGCAACTAGCTGAGGACATGTGGCAAGCCCTCACAGGTGGTTACATTCCAGTGAAGTGGAATCACATCCAGGTTTATGGAAAGGCCAGAGAGATCTGCCAAGCGCTTCACCAGGACATTGACAACCTAGTCAACCGCAAAGAAATCATTTATCTAATACCCCTAGTGAAAACACTTGATCAAGCGCTCTACCGCTACCCGCTGGAGGAAAAATCAAGAACCACATTGCTCCCGTGCCCAAGCTGTAACCTAAAAACCGTCTACAGCCCCCCATCTGAGTTTGGTGATGACCTCCAGGTCAAGTGCCACAGTTGCGGGTTTGTGATCCCGCCAGAAAAGATGGCATTTTACGCCAACCTGGCTGAAAGAGAGAGGGCCTGATGAATGAATTGCAAGCGACATCACACGCTGACAGGGTTAGGGAAAACTACCGCAAGCAAGGCGAACAAAGAGTAATTGACCTACTTTTGGACAGGATAATTGAGAACCCAAGCCTGACCACTGATTACATGCAATACCTACTTGAGAGCCTAAAAAAATGACAACCCCATACTTCCAAAATGACCTAGTGACCCTTTACCACGGCGATTGCCTAGAAATAACTGAGTGGCTTGAGGCTGATGTGCTGGTTACTGACCCGCCCTATGGGATGGCCTACAAAAGCAACAGGGTAAAAGGCAGGGACTTTCAAATGGTGGCCAACGATAAAAACGTTGAAATAAGAGACAAGGCGTTAGCACTTTGGGGAGCAGGCCCAGCGCTAGTTTTCGGCACTTGGCGAGTAGAAAGGCCCGCCAACATTAAGAACCTTTTGATTTGGTCAAAAGGTGATGACCCAGGAATGGGTGACCTCACAATGCCTTGGGGTAATTCACATGAGGAAGTTTATGTTTTTGGACATGGCTTCGTTGGTCAGCGTGGCAGTAGCGTCATAAAGGCAAACAAGCCACCAGTTGCTAACAGACCAGACCATCCAACCCCTAAGCCTGTGGGGCTGATGGAAACCCTGATCCAAAAGACATTGGGTGTAATTGCAGCCCCGTTCGCAGGGTCAGGCGCAACCCTGATGGCTGCCAGAAACTTGGGCCGCCACTCAATAGGGGTTGAAATGGAGGAAAAGTATTGCGAGCTGATAGCAAACCGACTAAGCCAAGAGGCTTTTGATTTTGGAGGTATCTGATGCCCAACTACCTATTTGGGTGTAAAACATGCCCCATAACCATCACAATCAATAGCCCCATGGACCAGGTAAAGTTCCCAGGTTGCCTAAATTGCATGACACCAATGACCAGGGACTATTCATTCTCTGATGCCCACTTCAAGGGCCAAGGATTCTATTCAAAGGACAAAAATGATTGACATGAAAGACATGAGCGGCAAAATCCTATGGACTAAAGGCCGTGAGGCTGGCATTGAGGCAGAGCGTGAGCGCATAAGCAAAATGGCTGAGGCCCGCATTTGTTTTGACTTTCACAATTCGGGCGTATGCGACCACTCAGTTTGCTACGGCATGGCAGAGCTAATTATAACAATTAGAGAGGCAAAAGTTGATTGATGAAAGCAACGACAGCAACAAGCTTTATTGGACACTGGGCTATGAAGCTGGAATTGAGCTAGAGCGTGAGCGGATCATCAAAGTGTTTCAGGCTAAAGAGGCTAAGCGCACCATAATCGAGGCCCTTGAGTACCCTTATACGGCCCAAGAGCTAGAAGCAACAATTAGGGAGGGTCAAGATGAGTGAGTCAAACGATTACCTAGGGTCACTTGACCCTGACGAGCTACAAGCAGAGCAAGAGTTCTTAGATAATCACTGGGCGAACGATTTACTGAATGCACCACACGCACTAATTGCGGTCATAGAAACCAAGATAGCTAGAGCGGTAATTGCAGAGCGTAACCAAATCTACAAAGGGATTTTTAATCACTTTCGGCTATTTGACGGAGCATCAAACAGAACTCACAAAATTAGCGAAGTGGAGCTAATGACGCTAATAAGAGAGGCAAAAGATGACTAAGCAAGCGTTCGGAAATCCCGAACAGTTTAACCTGTACAAGATGTACAAGATGACTACGAAAACACGGTCAGAGATTATGACTAAGAAAACACGGTCAGAGATTGGCAGGGAAGCTAGTGCATACTTCGCACCTAATTGGCACTTATGTCAGAACTATACCGAAAGCGGTAGTTTCCTGACAATCCACAAAAACATAAAAGCCAGCATCCACAAAAATGCACAAGACTCCACAATAGTGGAATGTAACTTTTACGACACAAACGCCATAGTAACCGATTGGTTACAAGTGTTATCAAACCCCTTGCGATTGTTTAGAGGGCTAAACGATTGTAAGCACTACCTTTTTCACCCTCGCCAAGCTACCTTTTACACCTACACGAAAGGAACCAAATGACCAAAGCACTTACGGTTGATGAAGCCGCTCAGGTGATCAACAAATCACGCCGCACAATTTACAACTGGATCCACTGGGGGGCCTTGAGCTATACCAGCCGATACATAGACTCAGATGAATTGTTCAAGGCTGAGGCCCTGATGAACTCCAGGCTAGGCAGACCCCGCAAAAACCCTTCAAATGATGCACAGGGGGCATGATACAATGTTAGAGGGATTGAAAGCTCCAGTTAAAACTAAACTTTGCGCTCTGGCGGCCAGACGGCTAGACCTGTCGGATTCAGACCAAGAAATGTTAGACAACGCCCTGGCAGACACCAGTTGGGCCTCACATTCGCTGTATTTTGCCCTAAAAGAGCTTGGTTTCCATGTCAGTAAAGACCTGATTGGGCACCATAGGAACGGGGTATGCAAGTGTTACAAAACCTAAACACAGCTAAAAAGCTAATCAACTCAACCTTTGGAGCCCCGTCACTTGAAATAAACGGCTCAGAGGGCTCAGCTGTCACCCCAGGGCTAGTAGATGGCCAAGACTACAGTGCGTGGCTTGAGGATGCTGGGATTGATCCCACGGGCATAGAGCTCACCGCCCCAGCCCGCATCAGCCGCTGGCAGGTTTATGACGAAACATGGCGCACAGCCTACAAATTTTCATTCAGAGTGCTCAACGGCCCTGAACTTGACTTGCCTTTGTTATACAGCCAAGCCAAAAAGACCAAACCACCCAAGCCGCTGAAAAAACAACTCGCCGATAAGGCCCTAGTCATCCTTTGGTCAGACTTGCAGGTGGGTAAAGTGGCAAGCCGTGGAGGCACCGCTGAGCTATTGCAAAGGGTAAGCGACACTAGGGCCAGAATCATTGCCAATGTAAAGCAAGAGCGACCCTCCAGAATTGTGTTCTGTGATGTTGGTGACCTCATTGAGGGATTTTCCAGCACCGCAGACATGCACCAGCTCGCAACCAATGACCTTTCGATCATGAAACAGATTGATGTGAGCACCACAATCATGTGGGACACCCTCAAAGCCCTCTCAGAGCACTGTGATGACATAGCTTATTTGACCGTTGGTTCAAACCATTGTCAATGGCGTGTAAACAAACAGAAAATCGGCACAGGCCATGATGACTGGGGTGTCCATGTGGGGCGCACATTAGCAAGGCTCAGCCAAGAGGTTGGCCTCCCAATCAAGTTCTATGAACCAAATGAGTGGGATGAAAGCTTAGTTCATGATGTGTTTGGTGATAACTTTCACCGCTTAGGGCTGTTTCACGGTCACCAGGCGGCCAGACCTGACGGCATCCCAGGTTGGATCAGCAAGCAAATGCTCGGTAACCAAGCCATTTCAGGGGCCACGCTGTATGCCACGGGGCATTTTCACCACTTGCAGGTCCGTGAAGTAGGAAATACCGAGCGAAACACCTCGAGGTATTGGGTCCAGGCTAAGACCATGGACTCAGGTTCAGACTGGTACCGCAACTCAGGTGGCATGGGTGATTCTGATTGTGGCGTTGTATGCATCCCGCTGGAAAAGGGAAAAGAGTTTCAAGGAACGGTGCTGGTGTTCTAATGAAGCCATTTGACCTAGAATTGTATACCCAAGATGACAAAGCAAAGCTCATAATCATTGACTGGCTCAAGACATTCAACATAGAGGCAACGGTAAACCCAGACCAGCACGGCATTGATCTACTCGCCTCAGGCCCTAAGGGGTACTACGAGATAGAGGTTGAGGTCAAACACAACTGGACAGGCCCCCAATTCCCTTTTGGCAACGTACATTTCGCAGGGCGCAAAGAAAAGTTCATCAAAGACTCAGAGCGCAACCTGTTCATAATGCTCAATGACGGCCTCACTCATTGCCTAGTAGTCAACGGTAAGGCACTGACCAAGGGCACTAAGATCCACAAACGCACTGTATACACAGAGGGCGAGGACTTCATTGAGGTCCCATTAGATCAGTGCAAGGTGCTGAGGATTTTATGACCCCCCCCTCTACACACAATTGGGATTCAAGCCGCCGGAGAAAAGACCCCCCAGGCTGGGCGGCAATCAGGCAAGTAGTTATCAAGAGAGCCATGAGTGTATGTCAACACCTCCCCCAGGGTGGCCAAGCATCAGAGCGGTGCCACTTACAAGGCACAGAGGTTGACCACATAGTCAACCTAGCCCAAGGTGGGAGCGAATCCCTGGACAACCTCCAGCTGTTATGTGCATGGCATCATAAGCGCAAGACAGCGCTAGAGGCTACAGCTAACCGCCCTTGCCTTACTGAGCGACACCCAGGCGAGAGACACCCAGGATTTATAGGGGACTAATGCTCTGTGTTATTTGCTCCAAGGAACTGACGGGTAGACAGACATCTGTTTGCT